ATCTCATAAGGATTTCCTAGGTAGAAGACTCGTCCATCATTCGATCTAGTGTGATAGTGACCGCTGTAGACCCTGGAGAACTTCTCAAATAGTTTGCTCTCCAAACCATGCTCCATGATGATTTGCGAATTAACTCTAAATCCTGCCAACTCAAGGTGCCCCATCGCACATAAGCAAGTTGTAGTTTTAATAAGTGAATAAGTATTGCTTTCATTTTCGGGATTTATCCATGGTAAAAGTAAAACGTCGAGATTTCCAAGTTTGATTTCAGTAGGTTCACTGTATATTTTTATGTTGGAATATTCTCGTAAAAGGAGATCTACTGCATTGATATCATTCGTATTTTTGTAATAGGCGGTGTGATTTCCAACAACAGTGTGAACCTCAATGCCCATATCTGCAAGTCTATCATAGTAATGATCCTTTGCCCATGCTAGAGCAGAGAAATCAATGCCTTTACGACTATCGAAAGTGTCGCCAAGATCAACAACGACAGAAATACCCTCTTTTTCCAGAGTGGGGAAAAATACATTCTCGTAAAAATTAAGGAAATAATCGTGAAACAGTTTTGAGTTTTTTCTGGCACCGAAGTGCTGATCAGTTATGATTGCTACCTTCATTAGCTACGGAGTTTGGAATGCACAGAGTCTTTGATGGAATTATAGTCGCTGTAATTCATTCCGTCAATACCAGAGTCATCATGAAACACTTCGTCAAATCCAGTGCGTTCTAAGATTTTATTTTTAATATCCAGTTGACGTTTTTCCTTAGATATTCTTCTTAAAAATGCAAAATGAATAATTTGAGTAAAATATGCAAAAGGATTTTTTGACTTCTCTGGGTTAAAGTTATGAATGTATTGAACACAGTTTTCAATACCATCAGAAATCATGTCATCCCTAAACATGTAGTTCACAAAGTTAGGTTTGTACGACAAGTGGGTTGCGATCTTTAAGAAGCATTCACCAAGGTAGTTTGGAATGGGAGGTTTACCTTCCCATCGCTTTGCTCGGTCTTCCCTAGTGGGTTCTCTACCGTTGAGCTCTAAGAAACTCTTTTCTACCTTTGCCCTGTATACAATCAGTGCTTCTAGAAGTTCTTTGTTGTTAACGTAGTGTTCTGATTTCTTTTTAGACATAACATTGTTTTAGTCAATAACTTTTTGTTATGTATATTATACCATATTATCAGGGCTTGACAACATCCTGAAATATGAGTAGAATACCTTTGTTGGGTTTGAAGGTCATATTAAGTAAACATTAAATCTAACTATATACTCTGCACTATTCAATCAATAATGAATCGAATTAAATCTTTAGTAGCAGTTGCTTCAATGGCAACTGCTTTTTCATTGCCAGCACATGCACAGATGGTAGATAATCGCTATCTTGGTACTGATGAGAATAATACAGCAGTATGGACAGAAGATCTTGTCAATACTACGAGACAATCAGATTCAAATCTCGACGAAATTAATAAGAATAAAAAAGAAATTGATTCTCTTAAGGGTGTCGAGATTAAAGATTATACCGACGAGATTAATGCTAATACTAAGGCAATCGAGAATTTGAGACAAGATGTATCTGGGGCAACTGCACTTTCTGTTGCTCTGTCTTCTCTCCCTTCGACATCTGCCGATGCTCCTGTATCTTGTGGAGTTGGTGGTGGCACACATAGTTATAAGTATGCTGTTGGTTTAGGTTGTGCCACGAATTTGGATGATAACTTTTCATTGAACTTTGGTGGTTCGATGTTAGTTGGTGAAGAAATGAAGACTGATGGACTTGATAAGTTCGCCGGTAAAGTTGGATTTACTTATAAGTTCGGTCCTGTTCGTAGTCATTCCAAACTTGTTAAAAAGATAGAAGATCAAGAGGCAAGAATCAAGAAACTGGAAGCATTGTTGGACAGTAATTGAACTGTCACAATGGTGGTCAGGGGCGTCTGTGAGGTGCTATAATAACTCTATCAACGCAAGACGCCCTGACCCCTATGCCGACCACTCTGCGCCCCCATCAAGAGCGTGCTGTGAACGCTATGTGGGACAATGCCAAGGGTCAAGTTATCATCCCTACGGGTGGTGGCAAGACCATGTGCATCTTTGAGGACATTTTGTCTTGCATGGAGATGATAAACAAGCGTCATACGTTTGTGATTGTTGCTCCTCGTATTCTCCTTGCAGAACAACTTTCTGCTGAGTTTCTGGAACAGATTGTTGATCCTATGGTGCGTGTTCTTCACGTCCACAGTGGAGAACACTTCAGTAGCACCAAACCCGCACTAATCAAGAACTGGCATCGTCAAGCGTATCGCAATCAACTGATCTTCACTACCTACCACTCTCTGCACAAAGTGCAAGAGGCAGGTATCAAGGTTGACACCATTTATTTTGATGAAGCGCACAATTCGGTTCAACGTAACTTTTTCCCTGCTACGGAGCACTTTTCTGCTGAGTCTGATCGGTGTTATTTCTTCACTGCTACTCCTAAACATTCTCTTACTGTTTTCAAACCAGGGATGAATGATGGTGCAGTGTATGGTCAGGTAATTTGTAATGTTCCCGCACCTAAACTGGTTGAGCAGGGTTTCATCCTTCCTCCAAAAGTTGTGGTGAAAGAACTGCCTCAAGGTGATCAAAAGCAATCTGACAGCAAAAACCTGTTGGATACTATTGATGACAATGATGTTGACAAGATCCTGATTGCTGCACGTTCTACCAAACAGATCGTCAATCTGGTTTCCAACAGTGACTTCTGTGCCGAACTTCAGGTGCGTGGTTACAACTGGATGCTGATCACATCCAAGACTGGTGCAATCATCAATGGGAAGAAAGTTTCCCGTGAGCAGTTCTTCAAGATCCTCAATCAATGGGGTGAAGATGATACTCGTTTTGTTATTATGCATCACTCCATTCTGTCTGAAGGTATCAACGTAAAGGGTCTGGAAGCAGTTCTCTTTATGCGTAATATGGATTACATTGGTATCTCACAGTCAATCGGGCGTGTAATCCGCCTGGGAGGCGCTCAAAAAACCTTTGGGTTGGTTTGTGTGCCTGTTGCCGATAAAGTTGGTATCGGCACTGCTAGAAGCGTTCAGGCAGTTGTTGACACTGTGTTCCAGCAGGGTGAACCTGCAATCTCCGTTGTTCGTCGCTGAATCATGAAAGTTAAAGTTACTCTTTTCAAAGCAGGAACTGTATTCGCTGAAGAAGTGATTGCAAGGGATTACAAAGATGCAGAAAACGTTGCACTCGCTCGTAATCCTGGTGCTACAGTTGTAAGTGTTACTGCTATTTTTGGTTGATGGGTTTCTTAAAACCACACGTTGAATTTCCCACTATTCTTGATCCAAAACCTAAAAATCCACTAGGTTATGTAACGAATGATGGACTTTGGGCAGCAGTTCCCTGCGGCAGAAGGTTCGTTATTATACATAATGGCAGTCAAGTAAAGGTACTAAACACCTACAAACAATCTGTTGATTTTATCAACAACCAAAAGAAAACCATTAAAAAGAAGTCACGCAAATGACCGATAAACACGAAAAGAGACGCGATGCTCTGGGACTTTTTTATGAAAGTGTATTGAAACCAGACCATCAACTACGACAATGTGCTCACAACCAAGAGTGTTTTCATGAGTTGATGGAGTGGAGATCAGAAATCTTAGAGTATCTTGACCGTCGCAGAAACGAGGAGTTTCACTAATGAATGCTCAATACGTTTGGTTCTTGGTCTTTGGTGTATTAGCATACATTATCATTACAGACTCAAACGTTGCCAAAGCATACAATTATGTTCTTGAGTTGGCAAACACTAACATTAGACGTTGGTGGTGGTGGATGACTAACAATCCTGCTAATCCTGTGGTAAAATATATGCTATATCGTAAGAACCTCAAACTTGCAAAAGAATTACGTGCAAAGATTGACAAGTATTATGAGGAAAATAAATAAGCTCATACATCTATGATTAAATCATGCACTACAAACCTTATTCACCAGAGTGGCATAGATATAGGTAT